TCTGCTAATCGCTGTCATATAATCCTTTACACCTTCCTTTGAGATGTTCTCATTTATCTCAAAAGGAAGACCATAGAACTTATTGTCCGTGAATTCATAGGTATAATTATGATCCTTACAGAACTGAATTACTCTATCTAAAAGACCAATATAGATTTCTCTTGTATCTACATTAAACAAATAGATGAATCCATCCCACCACTTATTCTTATAAGCAGGTGAAAACTTTGCGTTTGGAACTTCAAATTGAAATGCGTCTTTCAATTCATAGTAGATATGAGGTTCTGCCTCTATTTGCAGATAAACCTCATTCTTCTTTGATATCACCAAATGAGACATTCATAAAGTATCAGTTATAGGTATTTATTTGGTATTTTTAGAGGGAGAAACTTTTGCTGTAACTGGTGGTGGTGTAACTTGCGTATAAACCATTCTTTTACCCCAATCTTTTGGAGTTATATTTTTTCCCGCAACATCTTTTGTGATTTGTGGAGAAACGTCGAATGAAACATCTTTATTTACATTACCAGTTCTACCAAAATCTCCAACATCATTAATTTTTGCCTTTGCTTCCCTTGTTCTTGTTCCTTGAGGTTCTGCAGTTACTCTTAGTGATGATCCATAAGGTATTGATGGTTTTCCTTCTTTTCCTTTTGGTGCCTGTCCTTCTTTATACTTAAATGGTACAGCAGCATTTCTTGTAGTCCAATTGTGTGGATCTCCAGTTGCGGTTACTGTGTTTGGAGTAAATGCATCTCCGGGAGCATAAACACTTGCTTTAATTGGTTTCCAACCGTATCTTTTTTGTTCCGGACCGGTATGTACTCTTGGAGTAAATCTACCTGTTGTTTTATTTAATTCACCAGGTTTATAATTTTTATATGCTAGAACTTTAGTATCAGGTTTTGGACTTGGTTTTGCTACCTGCGGTTTTGGTTTCGGCGCAAATGGATTCCAAAACTCTTGGATATTCGCATCAATACAAAACTCCTTAAACGTCTTCATCTGGTTTTATTTTTATTTAGTTGTATCCTGCGGTGAACTTCATAAACTCAATACTATTCTTGATTTGATAAGTCCTATTAGAAATACATTTAATAATCTCTTCCAAAAACTTAAGTATCACATCATAATACCTTATCTTTAGATCAATTTTATTCAATCTCTCATCGGCGTCCATATGCCTCTGTAGTGCCTCTTTATCTCTTACCTTATACGGGAATGGTTCTTCCGCATATACCTCTGCTGTTGCCTTTCCTGTGTAGTAGTTGTAGCGTTCTAACTTAACTTTATTATAAGTCTCTCTTGCTTTTTCACGAAGAAGAATTGTGGTGTTGTATATTGTATAATACTTGGAATGAAGTTGAGGTATTTTTAGCGATTCATCGTGTAAATTATCTGGGTCTATGACAGAATCTCTCTGCCACATTTCTTGTACTTGGTCGAGACTGAAATTCATAAAGGCTTATTGTTTTTATCTAGAATGTTGTAAATAGTATACTTGAAAATTACGTCCGCTGTAAAGTATTGAATATCAGTTTGAGTCGCATCAAACTCTAAAGAACTTAAAGAAATTGGATACAAATCCTTAAATTTAACTACAGCGGTTGTATTATAATTGCTGTTTAGAATAAAAAGACTTCCATCACTAAACGCACTCTTTGGATCTTGAGATTGCGTAATATCATTATCAATTGTAATTAGATCTTTATATTGTTGTGCCGTTTCTGGAAAACCAAGTCCATATAACCACTTATGAACTGACATATAATTTTCCATATTCTCATCGACCATAAATCTCAAACTTAAATCGCCAAAAGTGATCTTATCTCCAGGAACATCAATATCCTTGAGATATGTAGGTTGGAGATTTGTCGATAGTGTTATTTCTGGTATTCTTGCCGTATTACAGAAAAAAACAATTTTTGGATCTTTTGCTAATGTAAACTTAAATCCAACCGGAGACAGAAAGTTTCTATTATCAATTTGACCGGGAAAAGAGCAAGCCATTTTTTATTTGTATTTAGATTAATTGGCATAAAAAAGACCCCCCGAAGGAGGTCTGTTAGTTCTATGTAAAATAATTTTACATTAAATTCGCAACTTTGACTCTTCTGTAGTACACATTAGAGTTGGTGGTTAGAGCACCCAGTCCTGTATTAGGATTGGTGAGGGCTCCTTCAGCAAAAGGATTGGCGACCATGCCGTAGCGGGTCTTAAATCCAATTTTTGGTTGGAATGTGTCCTGACCAACGGCACGAACCATTTGGAGAGGAACATAAGGACAATAGAAGAGACCAGCATCATAAGCACTGGAACCCTTGTAACCAACAACGTAGAACTGATTAGGTGATACGTTAGCAGAATAAGGATCGATATATACGCGATACTTACCTTGAAGAACACCAGCAAAGGTATTGCCAGTATCATCTACGTTTAGGTTAGCGTTTAGAGCGGGGGTGTAATCAAGTACACCAGCCATTGCGAGCGCAGAAGCAACGTCGGCGGAGCAAAGGATCATATTGCCCTTTCCTCTACGAGTTTGCTGGGCGATAGCGTTAGCATCTCTTTCAATCTGGAAAATAAGACCCTTGAACTTCTCAACGGACCAACGACCATTTGAGTCAACATCAAGGTCAAAAGTACCAGAAGTGGCAACGTTTGCCTGAGCACCTGGCTTGGCAATCTTATAAACGGTACGAATGACTTCGCGGTTAATTTCGGCAAGAATCTCTGTGGAGAGAAGATTTGCGAGTTCCGCTTCAGCATTCAATCCGTGAATTGCCTTCAGGTCTTGTGCGAGCTCAAGACTGTATTCTGCTTTTAGAGCGCGGCTCTTAGCGGTTACAGTAACTTTCTCAATCGAGAAAGCCATTTCGTTGAAGGATGAACCAGCGTCTCCGAGAGCTTCGGAATCGCCTGTATTTATAGCGGTGGAAACATTATATTCTCCACCTGCATCATTCAGGATGCCTGGGTTATTGCCAGTGCTTGGAGTTCCTTGAGCAGCAGTAGTACCGAAACCAACATTACCAGATGGAAGAGTTCCTTGAGCATTTTGAGCAGAGAATCTGGTATCTGCTTCGTTGTAGAATGCTTCAGTTCCACTTTGATTGGTATAACGTGAGCGCATCGCAAAGATAAGTCCGGTAGGACCGTTCATTGGCTGAACGCCACAAAGATCATAAGCAATCAGGTTAGGCATTGAGCGTCTGATTAGAGAAATCAGAACGGGGTCAAAACCTGCGGTAGGACCGGCAGCGGCTGAAGAACCACCAAAACCACCAGAAGTACCAGCAGCATTTGCGAAGTTGGTTGGCGATTCGTAAAGAAAATCGTGTGACTCACGGAGTTCTTTTTCTTGATTTTCTAGCAGGATAGCAGTTACCGATCTACGATGTGAATCTTTGATTTCATCGAGCCCTTGATAGTCAAGGATTGGTGCCCACTTCTCCTGCAATTGTTCTGCGTTGAACATTTGCATTTGTTTTACCTCTGTAAAAAAGTTAGTTTGAAAATTTATAATTTATAATTCACTTTTTGGCGACTCTGCCTAGAGTCTGAAGATATGATTCCATTCTTCCGCTAACCATAGGTTGTTGGTTTTGAATGTCTGTGCTTTCAGATAAAGTCTCAGAGTCATCTATTTGAGCACTAGAAGATCTTGAAGGAAAATATGATTCTCTCAAGGTTACTAGTTTCTCACGATAGTTTTGTTCACCATCAAACTCAACATTTTCAGCAAGAGAAGCGAGTTTATCTTTCTGAGAAAGTGCAAGACCCTCAGAAATATCTGCAAAGATTACATCAGCAACTGATTCCGCCAATCTTCTATTTAGAGCAACGTTCTTTTGAATTTGCTCGTTGAGTTTTTCTTCCATTTCATCAAGGTTATCTACCATACTCTCAATAACATCATATCTATCTTCAGGGATTGTTACATAATGATCTTCAAAAAGTTGTTTCATTCCAGAAAGGAATGATTCGGTCATTTCAGTCTTAAGACCGTGTTCGACTGCGAGAGCATTTTCTTGTACCCACTCATCGGATACATACTCAAGATAAGCATCGACACGCTCAACCAAATCACTCTTAATTGTTTCGATTTCTTCGATAAGAGTTTCTTCATAAGATGACTGAAGTTCTTCTTTGATTTCAGCAACCTTTGAACGGATCGCTGCCTCAAAGATGGTTCTTGCTTTTTCTTGGAACTCTTCGGAGAGATCCTCACCAGCAAGCAGAGCATTTACATCTTCTTCGACATCATACTCTTCCTTTACATCATCTTCACCTACTTTAGTAGACTTTTTATTTCTATCTTTATCTTTCTTTGATGTTGGATCTTTCTTCATTCCATCTTCGTATTCGTCGTCGTCGCAAGATTCTTCGGCAACTACTTCTTCGTCTTCATCGATTTCTTCTTCATCGACTAGATCTTCATCCTCTTCGATTTCCTCCTTAACTCCTTGACCCGGAGTTTTTACTGGAGTTGCCGAAGTTCCTGATGCTTCTGCCTTTGCCGCTTTTGCGTTCACTACATCTCTTACTTGGGCAAGAGTAGCAGCAGGATCTTTGATTTTTGCGGAATCGTCATCGGGACGATAATTTTCTGGAGTAGGACCACCTAGATCTTCCCAATTTCCGGTTTGTCCAGGTGCAATACCAGTGGACAACTTATGCATTGGTTCTGCAGGTGATGCTCCTTTGGTTACTACGTTTTCCATTTCTTGTAAATTTCTACCAACGGACATTTTGTTTAGATCTGTGTTATAATCTATATTTATTTATAAATTAAAGATTTTTTAAGAAATCTTCAAATAATTGAACCTTATACTCATCAAGTAAATGTTGATCAACTAAGGTGTTAATTTTACGGTTAGTTTTTTCAATTAATTGCTCTGTAAGTTTTCCATTTGCGAAAACCCACTCCTTACCCTCAAATATCCCCTGCACGAATGCATCAGGAGCAGAAGGATCGGCAACAATATCTGCAGCAGTCGCAAGCATAAAATCTTCGCCAACGATTTTATGTCCCTCATTTGTTACTTTGAGAGACCCAACACCACGAGAAGAAACACCAAGCATAACGCCTTCGTTAATGAGGGCCATAGCAATTTTACCCATAGGAGTTTCAAGAAGTTGTGCCTTACCTCTAAAATTATTTCCTTCACAAGTGAGAGAGATAATTTTATGAGAAACTCGATCAAGATTGACGGTAGGACCATCTGGATGTCCGAGTTCTCCAAGAGCACGTCCCTTAACGATATAATTTTCATTATATCTCTTTACCTCACGGGAAAGAGTTTCCATCGGATACATTCTTCCATTACGATTACAGATATTTCCCTGAAGGAAAACACCCTCAATACACATTCTCTTGCTTGCTCCTTTGCCTTCAGTAATAAACTTTACTTGTTGGACTTCTTCTGTGA